CCCGGCTTGGTTTCTGGGTAAGTACCCACAGAAGAAGGTCATCATGGCCTCGCATACCGCAGATCTAGCGGTGAATTTCGGTCGTCGCGTTCGTAACTTGGTGGGGAGTGACTTATACCGTGATATTTTTCCGCAAGTTGAGCTACAGGCTGACTCAAAGTCTGCAAGTCGTTGGGGCACTAATTTCAACGGTGAGTATTTCGCTATTGGCGTGGGCGGTGCTCTCGCTGGGCGCGGCGCTGATCTGTTTATTATCGATGACCCCCACTCGGAACAGGAAGCAAAGCAAGGCCGGGCAGATGTCTTCGAGCCCGCTTGGGAATGGTTCCAGTCAGGCCCGGTCCAACGACTGATGCCGGGAGGCGCGATCATTGTAGTCATGACCCGCTGGTCCAAGATGGACCTGACGGGGAAGATTGTGGACCACATGTTGCGCAATGACGAGGCCGACCAGTGGGAGGTTGTGCAGTTCCCGGCCATCCTGAACGACGAACCGCTCTGGCCTGAGTTCTGGGGGCTAGATGAGTTGCTGGCTAAGAAGGCCAGTATGGACGTGCGGTACTGGCAGGCTCAGTACATGCAGGAGCCGACCTCGGAGGAAGGCGCTCTTATTAAAAGAGAGTGGTGGAAGGTATGGGAGAAGGATACCCCGCCCCACTGCGAACACATCATTATGAGTCTGGACGCGGCACAGGAAAAGTCCAACCGAGCGGACTATAATGCCTTGACAACTTGGGGGGTCTTCTTTAACGAGGAGACCAAGAACTATAACATTATCCTGCTCAATTCGATCAAGGAGAGGTTAGAGTTTCCCGAGTTAAAGCAGCTGGTCCTTGCTGAGTATAAGGACTGGCAACCTGATAGTTTCATCGTTGAAAAGAAGTCCAACGGTGCGGCGCTGTATCAGGAGATGAGGCGGATGGGCGTGCCGGTCTCTGAGTTTACCCCCGGTAAGGGGCAGGACAAGATCAGCCGTGTTAACGCGGTAGTGGACCTGTTCAACTCAGGAATAGTGTGGTGCACAGACCACAGATGGGCTAGGGAGGTCATGGAGGAGTGCAATGATTTTCCTAGTGGCACGCATGATGACTTGGTTGACTCGACGACTTTAGCCCTGATCAGGTTCCGGCAGGGTGGGTTTATCAGGCTCCCAACAGACGAGCCGGAGCCGACAAAGTGGTTTAAGAGCCGCAGGCGGGAAGGGTTTTACTAATGGCTGATGAAGACTACACAGCTTGGCTTAAAAAGTACGGGGTGAAGGAGTCCAATGACTACGACACTCTCGCCGCCTATAAGGCTGGGATTAAGCCAGATTCCCGTGGGCATCTGTCGGATGAGTACAAATTAACCAACCACATCACCTATTCGACCGATAGTCTTGCGTCGAAAACTAAGGATGCTCCGCCTGCTGGGACGTGGCAAGGGAGCGATAAGGATGGTTGGACGTTTAATGCCACTCCGACGAACATCAAAAATGCAGGTGGGGCCGATAAACTTAAAGAGTATTTCAAGAAATACGAGCCGGGTGTGAAGTTAAATCTGCCTGCGGACACGAAATCTGCGACGGAACTTCCTAAGAATTACCGTGCTGGTGGCAGAACTAAACTTATCTAAAGGGTGTAAAAATGGCAATTGATAAAGGTCTTTATGAGGCTCCGCAGGGTTTGGAAGCGCTGAGTGGCGACGCAGCCCCGATAAGCGTTGAGGTTGTTGACCCTGAAGAAATCAATATTGGCATGGACGGTATGGAGATCAATATCTCCAAGATGCCTCAGCGAGCCGAAGACTTTGATGCCAACCTCGCAGACTTCATGTCAGAAGGCGACCTCCAGTCTCTGGCTGGTGAGTTGCTGGGCAGCTACGAGCAGGATGTTTCGTCCCGTAAAGACTGGCTGGATACTTATATCAAGGGACTGAAGATCCTCGGTATCCGCTACGAAGAGCGTACTGAGCCGTGGCCGGGTGCGTGTGGCGTGTTCCACCCGTTGCTGATGGAGTCGGCGGTCAAGTTCCAGTCTGAGACGATCATGGAGATCTTCCCAGCAATGGGCCCAGTCAAGACCAAGATCATCGGCAAGGAGACCACGGATAAGAGAGACGCTGCCATTCGTGTCCAAGACGACATGAACTATCAGCTGACCGAGGTGATGAAAGAATATCGCCCAGAGCATGAACGTCTCCTCCTCTCGCTGGCCCTGTCAGGTAATGCCTTCAAGAAGGTGTACTTTGACCCCTCGCTGGATCGGCAGACGGCGATCTATATCCCGGCTGAAGACATCATCGTGCCATATGGTGCAGCCAACCTTGAATCTGCTGAGCGTGTTACGCACCGGATGCGTAAGACCAAGAACGAATTGATCAAGCTTCAGTACGCTGGGTTCTATCGTGACATTGATCTGGGTGACCCGATCCGCACGATGGACGAGGTGGAGAAGCAGAAGGCTGAGGATCAAGGCTTCTCGGCCAGCATGGACGACCGGTTCCAGTTGCTGGAGATGCACGTCAACATTGATCTGCCGGGCTACCCGGACGTTGACGACGACAACAATGAGACTGGGATTGCTCTGCCGTACGTGGTCACTATTGAGAAGGGCACGGGTACGGTTCTGGCAGTCCGTAGGAACTGGAACGAGGATGATAAACTTAAAGAGAAGCGCCAGCACTTCGTGCACTACGGGTACATCCCCGGCTTTGGATTCTACTACTTCGGTCTCATCCACCTCATTGGTGGACACGCTAAGTCTGCTACCTCCCTGCTCCGCCAGCTTATCGACGCAGGAACTCTCAGCAATCTTCCGGGTGGCCTCAAGTCACGCGGCCTGCGAGTCAAGGGAGACGACACCCCCATCGCCCCCGGCGAGTTCAGAGACGTAGACGTACCGAGTGGTTCGATCCGCGACAACATTCTGCCGCTCCCGTACAAGGAGCCTAGCCAGACGCTGGCGATGTTGATGGACAAGATTGTAGAGGAAGGTCGCCGCTTTGCTGCGGTGTCGGACCTCAATGTTTCGGACATGTCTGCGCAGGCCCCGGTGGGTACTACGCTTGCCATTCTGGAGCGTGTACTGAAGGTGATGTCCGCTGTGCAGGCGCGCATCCACTACACGATGAAGCAGGAGTTCAAGCTCCTCGCAGCAATCATTCGTGACAATACGCCAGACGAGTACAGCTACGAGCCGGAAGTCGGTAGCCCTCGTGCGAAGAAGTCGGACTACGACGATGTGGATGTCATTCCGGTGTCCGACCCCAACGCCAGCACGATGTCTCAGAAAGTCGTGCAGTATCAGGCGGTACTCCAGTTGTCCCAGACGGCCCCGCAGATCTATGACCTACCGTACCTGCACCGTCAGATGATTGAGACTCTGGGTGTCAAGAATGCAGGCAAGATCGTCCCGTCCGAAGATGATCTGAAGCCGATGGACCCGGTCACTGAGAACATGAATATCCTGAACAGTAAGCCGATCAAGGCGTTCCTGTATCAGGACCACGAGGCACACCTGAAGGTCCACATGTCTGCCATGCAGGATCCGAAGATGATGCAGATCGTTGGGCAGAACCCGCAGGCTCAGGCAATCATGAGCGCGGCGCAGGCCCACATCATGGAGCATGTGGCCTTCCAGTATCGCAAGGAGATTGAGAAGCAGCTGGGTGCTACTCTGCCCCCGCCGGAAACGGATGATGAGCCGACTGAGCTACCGCCAGAAGTTGAGGTCCAGATCTCGCAGCTTGCGGCGCAGGCCGCTGCTCAGCTTCTCCAGAAAGACCTGCAGGAGGCACAGGCCCAGCAGATTGCGCAGCAGCAACAGGATCCAGTGCTTCAGATGCAGCAGATGGAACTTCAGCTTAAGGCTCAGGAACTCCAGCTTAAACAGCAGCAGATGCAGATGGACGCCCAGATCCGTCAGGCAGAACTGCAGCGCAAACAACAGGAAATGCAGATCGGTGCGGCGACTAAGGCAGATGAACTGCGCCTGCGTGAGCAGGAGATCTCTAGCCGTACGCAGATTGATGCAGCAAGACTCGGTGTCGATGTCCGTAAGCACAAAGCCGGTTTAGCCGCTAAACAGCAGACTGACGGCGCTCGTATGGGCATTGATATCGCTAAATCGCAGGAGGCCGCACGGGATCGTCGGTTTGCTGCGCAGCAGAAGTTCACCCAACCGGGTGCGAAAAAGGAGTGATAAATGTCTTATTCAAACGCTCTGAGCTATTTGGAATCTAGGTTCCAAGAAGAGCGCGAAACGATTATAGGAACTCTTGTTCAAGGCAAGCTTGATGAGGGGGAATATAAAAGACTATGTGGGGCCTTACAGGGTCTTGACCTCGCAAGTAACTACTTAAAAGACCTTGCTAAACGCTTGGAGCGCGATGATGAGTAATATCAATGTTGAGAAGACACAGGAAGAGGCCATCAAGGCCAAGCTCCTGCCAGAACCGAAGGGCTTCCGAATCCTGTGCGCTGTGCCGCATGTGGAGGAGGAATATGAGGGCGGCATTATCAAGGCCGAGGACACCAAGAAGGTTGAGGAGCAGACCACAGTAGTCTTGTTCGTCATCAAGATGGGTGACCTTTGCTATAAAGATGAGTCGCGTTTCCCGACGGGCCCGTGGTGCAAGGAAGGGGATTTTGTCCTCACTCGCCCCTATTCAGGCACCCGCGTGGTTATTCACGGACGTGAGTTCCGCATTATTAACGACGACACGGTGGAAGCGGTGGTTGATGACCCCCGTGGTATCCGCCGCGCATAAGGAAGTAAATCATGGCTGAACACGAAGAGTATAAGTTTCCTGATGAACAGCAGGAGGCTCCGGAAGTTACAGAAGACCTTAAAGTAGAGGTCGTAGACGATACTCCGGAGGATGACAGGAACCGTAAACCAGCCCCGAGGGGGCTCGTTGAGGACTTGGAAAGGGACGATCTAGACGAGTATTCCGAGAAGGTTAAGAAGCGTCTGGGTCAGATGAGGCGGGTATGGCACGATGAGCGCCGTGCTAAGGAGCAGCTTGCCCGTGAGAAGGTGGAAACTGAACGCTTCGCCCAAGCCCAGATGGAAGAAGTCCGTCGCCTACGGGAGCGGTTGGGGCACGGAGAAAAGGCACTCGTCAAAGTAGCTACCGACGAGGCTACTGGCAGGCTGGCTACGGCTAAGGAACACCTCAAGCAGGCATACGAATCCGGGGATTCTGACCGGATTACCGAGGCTCAGGAGGCCCTTACTG